CGGACTTGCGGCCGGCCGAGGTCGTGGCCTCCTGGGTGCCCGACACGCCGACGGTCTTTGTGGAGATCTGCGTGTAGTTGTTCAGGCGCTCGGTCGGGGTGACGGTAGCGTTTGCAGCGTCGTCGCCTTCGGCTTGGGCGTTGTTGCTGGGCGTCGCCAGTGCCTGGGTTTGCCACTCGTGCTTCGTGCTCGTGGCCTTGCCTTTGCCGATCATCGACATGAACGGCGTGTCCGTCGGTGTGATCCGGTAGATCATGTTCGTCAGGTCTTCGCGATTGCCGACGGCCGACGAGCTGGTGTAGGTATTGGTTGGTGCGGTCATGCTGCTCTCCTATCGCCTCACGGCGTATGAGTGGATTGGGTGGTTGGGTCAGCCGAACATGTCGGCAAACGCTGCTGCGGCGTCGTCGCGCGATCCGGTCTGCTCGAAGCGGCGTACCGAAGTCGGGCGGCCGTCGTTGGCCGGTACCGGTGCGCCCGTGCGGGCGACCTTCGCCGGCGCCGCGGCTACCTTGGTCTGCGTCGCCTTCGCGCGCGCCATGAGCGCGTCGTACTGCATCGCCTTGCGCGCGAGGATCACCGAGCGGTGGTCGGTGAAATCCGCTTCGCCCGGCTCGTAGCCCTGCTGCGTCAGGTATTCCTTGAGCTGCGACACCTCGGCCTTTGCCTTGGCAGGGTCTTTCCACTCAGGGACCTTGGCAAGAAGTTTTTCGTGCTGGTCCTGTGCGGCAAGACGGTCGGCCTCGGCCTTTTCCTTGGTGCGCTGCTCGGTGATCTGCTGCATCTCCCGCTGGGCCTGCTGAAGTTGCGCTTGTCGCTCATTGGCGGTGCGCTCGATCTGCAGGTAGGCCATCGGGTCGGAATTCAGCAGTTCAGGGGTCAGCTGCGCGCGCAGCGCGTTGACCTCGTAGTTCGCTTGCTGGGTGAACGTGTCGAGTTTGGCGGCGTACTGGTCACGCTGTGCGCGCGCCTCGGCCTGCTGTGCTTCAGTGGCGCGGCGCTGCTCGGCCAGCTCGGTTGTCTTCTTCGTGTAGTCGGCCTGGCGCATGCCGTTCTTGACGTGCTCGGCCATCTGCTCGGCGGTCAGCTCGATCGGCTTGCCGTCGACCTCGACGGTGAACTTCTGCGGCTGCGCGTTGGCGTCCGCAGCTGCGTCGTCGGCGGCCGGATCGGCCTGCTGCTGGTCGGACTGAGCCGCCGCTGCGGCATCCTCGGCCGCCAGGCGCGCGGCGGCGTCGTCCTGTGTCTCGGAGCCGGACTGTGCGGCCGGATCGGCCTGCTGCTGGTCGTCGGCGCTGACGCTGTTGTCGAAGAACGACGCGAAGTCCTCGGCGGCCGGCGCGCCGCCGGCGCTGCCCTCGCTTTCAAACGGCGCCATGACGCGCGGGCGCTTCCAATATTTCGGGTGCATGTGATGCCTTTCTGGGTTCCGATGCCGGATTGTCCAAGGGTTAGAGTTCGACGATTTTGCCGGTGGTGAGCTGGTAACCGGCCGGGCCGGTCTCGACGTGCGCGTGCACGCCGCTGGCCAGGTGGACCAGGTCTTCTTCGGGCGCGGGATGGAACAGGCGCGTCACGAGCTGCGGCTCGGCGCGCGCGGCCGCGATCAGTTCCAGCCAGCCGTATTCAGGCCGGCGCTCCGCTCCTGAGCCTGCATTTCCGCCTGGCGCTCCATTTCGATCCTCGCCAGCTTCCCGTCCGTCATCGCTGATTCCAGCGTCCCCCGCAGCTTGTGCAGCAGCTTGACCGTCGTCCACAGGCTTTCGCGCCCGTCGCGGTCCCTTGCCGGTGAGTTTTTCCATGCTTCGATGTGCTCCTGTTCGATGGCGTCGAATGCCCGACCAAACGCCTCGTTTTCCAAGACCTGCCGGGCCAGGTCGCCTTCGTGTGCTCGTTGTTCAAGAGTCGTCATTCGTCACGTCCGTTTGGGTTTGCGCCGCCCGGTCCGCCGCCAGCTGGGCCGCGTCGGTCTTCGCCTGGTTGTTCAACTGCGCGATGTAGATCGCGGTATCGGATGCCAATTGCGCCTTCCAGCGCTCCAGCTCGATTCGTGCGACTTCCTGCGCGTGGCGGTTCTGCTCCTGCAGTTCGGCCAGTTGCGCGTCGTACTGCACCTTGAGCGCGTGCTGCTGCGCCTCGACCTCCTGTCGGTTGCGATCGACGGCCATTTGCATCTGCGCCTTGATCTGCTCGATCTCGGCCATGTGCTGACGGTCCGCTTCGCCCTGCTGGGCCTTGAATTGCAGCTCGGCCATTTGGGACTGCTGATCGGACTGCGCTTTCACAACGGCCGGATCCTGCGGTTGTGGCCGCGGCGGAACCTGCGACGGGTCCGTGAAGAACTCGCTGCTGTTCTTGAAGCCGAGCGCGTTCGCCAGCTTCTGGTCCGCTGCGTACAGGTTCGCCGGCGTGGCGTAACCGAGCTGCAGCGCCTGCACCTGGCGTTGACCCAGCAGCATGAGGTGCTGCACCAGCTGGTCCTTGTTGCCAGTGCCGAGGCCGACGTTGATGTTCAGCGTGAAGCCTGTGTGCCACTCGCGCGGGTCGACGTTCACCCACTGGCCGGCGAGCTTGATCATCTCGGCCTTTTTCTGGTACCGCTGCACCAGCTTGAAGATCATCAGGCCCAGCTCGGTGAAGCCTGTTTCGGCCATGTAGCGGCTGATCGACTCCACGCGCGAATCCGCGCGATTGGTGATGATGTTGGCCTGGGTGGCGGTCTGCGAGAGCTGCAGGCCGTTGCCGCCCTGGCTCTGGCGCGTCCAGCCGGTCGCCTCCTCGGCGTCGAGCTCCATCGCCTCCGACATCTGCATCGCGCCGGCCATGTCGCCCATGCCCTGGTCGAGGCGGCCGACGGCGCCCTGCGACTTGATGCGCACGACGCCGCCCGGACGGCTGTTCAGCAGGTCGTCCAGGTTCACCTGTCCTTCGACCGCATAGTTGCGACCGTTCACCTGCAGGTAGACGTTGTCGAGCATCGCGCGCTTGAGCGACGTCTTGATCTTCTGGTGTTCGATCGCCAGGTCGGCCGGGCACATGCCGTAAAACACGTGGGGCAGGGGGATCGAACCCAGTGCGACGAACGGCGGCCCGTCGCATTCCTCGTTGTCGAGGATGGCCGTCCCGCACTTCGTGACCTTGCGCCACTCCAGCAGACCGTCGCCGTCGTAGTCGCACTGCAGGTAGGCTTCGACGACCCACACGGTGCGCTGCGCCGGGTCGACGCTGGCGTCGTTCATGTCCTGCGTGTAGGCGTCGTAGTCGACGTAATCCAGGCGCTCGATGCGCTCGGTGCTGTACTGCGCGCCAGCATCATCGCTGGGCAGCGGGTCGGGCAGGGTGTAGCCGTCCGACTTCAACTCGGCGATGGTCTTCTTGAAGCGGTGCGCTGTGAAGGGCGATTCGGGGATCGACTTCCCGCGCTTCGAGAAGAGGAATTCTTCCGGCGGCACGTTCTCGATACGCACGCGGCCGCCGGTCTTCGTCCGCTTCACGCTGATGTCGTACAGCAGCGGCGCCGGCTGGGCCTTCGCCTGCTCGTACTGCGCCTGCGCGGCCTGAAGCTGCTGCGCAGCCTGCGGGTCGGCCTGGGCCTGCTGCGCCATCGCAGCGAGTTGCTGCTCCATCTGGGCCAGCACGGACTGTTGCTGCTTCTCGGCGTCCTCGTCCGGATACGCCTTCTGGTCGATGATTTCCAGTTCGGTGTCGTCCAGCAGCATCGTCACCTGCTCGATGGTCTGGCCCTGGTAGTCCTCGCGAGACTCGACGTCGGCCGGGTCCCACCACACTTTGACGATACCGCGCTTCTGCATCAGGGCTTCGCGGATCCACGTCGCCGTGATCGTGTAGCCCGGGTTCGTGCGGCGGAACACGTGGTTGACGTATTCCGAGATCAGTTTCGCTTTCGGCGCGTCCTCGGGCTTCGTCTCCTCGAATTCGAAGATGTTGTCCGAGCCGTAGAACGTCTTGAGCAGAGGTCCCTCCATGCCGAGGACCGTGTTGCGCACGGTGGTGTCGACGACCTTCGACCGGCCCTCGATCGCCGGCGGCGCCAGTTCTTCCTTGGGCTCGGCCAGGAAGAAGTATTCGGCGCGCCGGCGCTGCTGCTCGAGCTTGCCCGAGCCGTAGCCGTACGACTGGCGCAGTTCGGTGTCGATCAGCACGCACAGCTTGTCTTCGGTAAGAGGGGTCTTTGCCATGTTGGATGGGGGCGTCTCACGACGTTGCCCATGTTCGGTTGTTGAAAAATCAGGCGTATCCCAGGCTCGGGTAGGACAGCGTGCTGCCCCACGGCTTGGCGACGTCGCCATACGCGATCGCGAAGCGCCGCATCATGTAGGCGTAGCGCACGGCATCCAGGATGTCGTCGCGCGCCTTGTTGATGTGGCCTTTGTCGTCGCGGTGGTACTGCAGGAACTCGTCAAACAGGTCGCGCAGGCCGGCGAAGACCTTGAACCGGCCGCTCAGCATCAGGTCGCGGATCTCGAACAGGCCGGCCTCGACGCCGTTGCCGCCATCCGGCCAGGTCGACCGGTCCTGCAGCATGGTGAAGCCGGCCTGTTCGTAGAATGCCTTCTGCTGCTCGCCGCTGCTTTTCTCGGTTTGCAGGCCATCGGATGGCCACGCCGTGGGCACGTTTTGCGCCCAAGACTTGACGGCGCCCCACGCCTCGATCGGCTTCGTGCGCTCCTTCTTCCAGGCCTTCGTGACGTAGAACATGTCGCCCTCGGGATCGAAGACCAACTGCACGTGCGCCTGCGGGTGATCCCAGCCGAAGTCCATGCCGTCGATGACACGGAAGTGCCTCGGGATCTCGAAGGGCTCGCACGTGATGGCGTCTTCCGCCAGGTCGTAAATTCTTCCGTGGCCCAGCATCGGAACCCCTTTCGTTCGCATGTCGCGCTGGTGCGCTGGATAGCTGGCCAGCAACCCTTCCTTGGCCTGCGCGCTCAAGTGCGGCGCGTCGTCCCAGCCTTTCTGCATGTACTTCTGCGCCGGCGACGGATTGTCCATGAACTGGATCACCAGCTCGGTGCGACCGTTTTCCGGCGTGAAGGTCAGGATGCCGCGGCCGCCCGCGCCCCTGTCGCCGGTGGCGGTACGCGTCAGCACCTGCGGGAAGATGTCCTTGTCGCGCGGCTCCTCGTCGATGTGGAACCAGTCGACGCTGTCGCCCATCAGGGCGTGCTGACCCTGCGAGTACGACCAGAACTGGATGCACGCATCGTCAGCCTGCACGTCGCCGCCGCCGACTTGGCGGATGTAGACCGTGCGCAGCGCATTCGGCGTGCCGGACATCGCCTCGTAGCCGAGGATGTGCTCGGGCGGGACCAGGGCGCCAGCGAACTTGCTGCCGTCCTTGCGGCCGAGGATCGGCTCCTGAAGCAGGTCGCGCGTCTTCTCGCCCGAGTAGCCCAAGCACCAGATCAGCGGCGCGTGATCGAACGCGTGACCATCCCAGTCGTCCGGGTAGTCGCCCAGCGCGTGCATCGCGTCCAGGTACGTGCCGGTGTAGGTCTTGCCGATCCGGTTCGCCGCGATCAGGCAGACCTGCGAGTAGGTAGCCGTGTGCGCGATGAATTCGCGCTGCCAGGCGTACAGCTTGGCGTACATCTGCCGGTAGCGGTAGACCTTGGCGCGGCGCGCCTTTTCCTCGAGCAGGGCGAGCAGCAGTTCCTTCTCGGCCCTACTGGTCGCCGTCATGGTCAGCAGCGGCAGACATGGCCGCGATCTTGGCGTCGAGCTCCTCGTCGGTCCGCTTCCCGACGTTGTGCTCGATGGCGCCGCCGCCTTCGCCGGTCAGCTGCAGCTGGCGGCCATACTTGCGGGGCTTCATCTTCTGGGCGAGCTCGATGCGGGCGTAGATCTGCAGCTTCGCCTTCGCGACGCCGATCTTCGTGGCCTTCGCGGTGTCGGCGATCTCGACCACTTCGTCAACGTGGGTCTCGGCCTGCTCGTCGCGCGCCAGCTCGTACAGCTTGCGGAATTCGTCGTTCTCGGCCAGCCAGCGGAAGACAGTCGCCTTGCTTGGCATGCCTGGGATTTTGCAGATTGCGCGGATGCTCTTGTCACCCTCCGCGACGGCGGCGCAGAACTGCGCGCCGAGCTCGGGCGTGTATGCGTTCGTCGTCATGGTGTTCGGTCAAAAAAATGGCCCGGCGCGCATGTGACGGCCGGGCCGGAAGCGCCCCGGGGTGTGGGCGGGGCGAGGAGACGTATTGTGGTGGCCGGCGCTGATCTCCGGCATTTCCTCGAATAGGGTTGCGCCCCACTGTTGGAACGGGGCACTCCTAGCCCCTATCAGGGTTGCGAAGCCTTGCGGACCCTTCCCTGGTCGCATCAGCCTGCGAATTCACCACACGGCTGCCGACTGTGGGTACTGCTGTGCCACAGACGTTCAAGCGGGCTGAAGGCTGAATTACCCGCCCCTGACAATCGGCATGCGTGTGGTGCCGCTGCTGTTCCCGGCTGGTCAAATTCATTCGTCGAAAGCAAAAAGCCCCGCGTCATCGCTGACCGGGGCTTTCGATTCGTTCACGCCACGGGCTGCCATCAGGCAACCAAACACGTCGTGATCGACGGAAATAAATTGTTGCAGCGAATTTACTGCTGAGTTTTCCTGCTGTCAAGAACCTTCTTGCGATTTAGAACGTTCTTTCAGCATGGCGTCTGCCATTTCATACGCTTGCTTTGCAAAGAACTCAAGCATTTCGCCTTCGGCTGCTTTGAACCGGCCAGCAAGCAAACCGTTCATTGCTGCAGCTGCGAAATAGTCGCGCTGGCTCAAGCCTTTATTCCCTGGCCCTGTCGCGCTCGGGTAAGCTGGACGATCACCGTTGGTGGAAGCTGTCATAGTCGGTCTCCGTTGTTAGTTTTTCGATGGCCGCTTGGGCCTGTCGGAATAATGCCACAAAGACAGTCGCCGGTCTGTGGGCGATGCTGAGCTTTCTGCACACCACCTCGGGCTGGGCCTGGCGGATGTAACACCAGTAGAGGATCAGCCGGTGCTTGGTCTCCAGCTCGCGCATGCCGCGTTCGATCAGCGCGGCGTCGGCCTCGTCGACCTTGCGGCGCTCGGGCGCGGGCTTCTCACCTTCGGCCTCGCGGCGCAGCTGGTCGCAGAACGCGGCCGTCGGGCTGATGCCGACGCGCGTGCTATCACGGAAGACGCGCGCCCAGTTTTCCAGGCGCGAGCCGATGTCGCGGCGCTCCGTCAAGGCGCAATCTCCTCCGGCCCGGGCAGCGCGAGCGGATCCTCGACCACGCGCGCCTCCGCGTCAATGGCGTCAGTCTTGCGGCGCAGCGGACCTTTGTACGCGGCTGCCTTCTCGGCTGCGCGGGCGACGTCGGCCTCGTTACGGGCCATCGAGGCGGCGATGTCCGCCAGCAGTTCGCGGATGGTCATGGCGCCTCCTGCACGACGGCGAGGGCTCGAAACTCGAACGTCGGGTAGCTCGCGCGACGGTCGTAACGCGACTTGCTGATGTTGCGCCACGCCGTCCACTGACCGCGCACCTGATTTCGCCATTGCCAGCAAACGGCCCTCACGCCGCCTCCCCGAGCAAATCCGCCTGCGGCTGCGCCACCGGCATGGCAGTGATCGTGACCACGACGCGGGCCTCGCCGTCGGGCTCCATGCGCTCGCTGGTCAGGCGGCGCACCCAACGGTCGTCCTCGATCGCCACGTCCTTGAGCGCGTCCAGCAACACCTTGTTGGCGTTGTCGATGTCGATGCAGCGCACGGTGTCGTCCCACGCAGCGCCGTCGACGCGCATGCGGCGCTGCCAGTCCTGCGGGCGTGGCGGGTACAGCTTGACGTCGACGTGCACGCGGCCGGCCAGCGGCGTGCGCACGCCCTGGTCGCGGCAGCGCGCGGCGATGTCGGCGCGGAAGGCCTTCGCTTCCTTCGTGGGCACGATGCTGATGTGCGCACCGAGCTTCACCGGGCGCCAGTAGCGGTTCGCCGAGAGGGGATAGGGCAGGGTGAGGGTGATCGGGGTCATGCGGCGCCTCCTGCAGGCACAACCTTGATGCCCTGCTCGATCTCGTTCTGCAGCCGCTTCATCGCCGTGTACAGCGAGGTGCTGTTCGGCATACCGATCTCGGCCATCAGGGTCTTGATGCGCTCCTCGACCGCGCCGTCGCCCATGATCGTCACGGTTGGCGCCGTCGACGCATGGATCGGCAGGATCGCGGTCTTGTGGGTCTTCGCGCAGGCCTCGCACAGTACGGCCCAGTCGCCCAGGTAGCCGAGGCGCATGCCGCTGCGTTGGCTCATGGCGGGATCGTCGTACTGCTCCTCACCAGCAATGCGATATGGCGCCGAGTCCGGCCGATACTCGTCCGGTCCCCACTCATAGCCCAGGTTCGAATCGTAGAAGGCCTTGCCGTTGCACACGTCGCAAAGCCGGTAATCTGCTGCTGCCATGGTTCAGGTTCTCCCGTGTCGTTGTTGTTGCCGCCCGGCGGACGGGCGGTGCGGTGCGGTTACTGTTCGTCGGACGGCAGAATGCGGTACGTCCGCGCGGTCACGCCGTTCAGGCCGACGGCATGGATGCTGGCTGCGAAGCGTTCCCATGCAGTGCCTTCGCCTTTTCGATCAGCGATGGCGCAGGCGGAGCGCAGCAGATCTTCCAGGGTCTGCTCGCGTGCGGTCGGCGCGGGCGCAGTCTTCGCGCCGTCGATGTGCGCCTGGTACGCTTCGGTCGCCTTCAGCACGTCGTGGTGACCGTCCACGCCCGGCGTGCGCAGGGCCATCTCCAGCGCGTGCGCGCGCAGGCCGCGGTTGTCGGCAGCGCGGTCAGCAGCGACCGCGAGCTGCTTTGCATCGTGCTCGCGGTCCTCGGCCTTCTTGGCTTGGTCGATCTGGTACGGCATCCAGGTGGCGTAGCGGACGCCCTCGGGCACGTTCTGGTCTTCCTGGATCAGCGGCACGTACGGCTGCGACGACGGCGTGCCGACGGCATCGAACACAGCCAGGTGCACGACGCCGGCTTCCGCGTCGACGACGCCGGCGATGATCGCGGCCAGCGGCTGACCCTCATTCGGCGGCGTAAAACCGGAAGTGGCCTGATTGGCTGCCGGGTGGAACCAAACGACGCGGCCGACGGTGGGGGTGATTTTCATGTGTTGCATCCCTTTCAAGTTATGGTGCTTCGGTTGGTGCGCTCGCGCGCGAAATGGTCTCGGGATGACGCCGCTGCAGCTCTGCCAGCACATCCTGCTCGCTCCTCGTGATCCGCCGATGTGCCTTCGATCCGGCCTCCAGCCTGAGCACGCAGGCCCAGGGAACGTCCGTCGAGTGCGCTTGCCGCTCGAACCCTTCGCAGTAGCCGGGGCCGTCCTCGTCCTTCCGCAGCTGGGCGTCGGGGAGGAAGCGCGCGCACTTGCGGCAGGGTTCGGGCTCGCGGTTCATGCGGCTTTGCCTCCATTGCGCTGGGCCCGTTCGTATGCCGCGACTCGGGCTTGCCAATCCTCGTAGCTCTCGTCGGTGCCCTTCGGGTCGTTGCCCTGGGGTTTGCGAGGCGGTGCTGGCGGGACAGATGCCGCTATCGGCGTCGCTGGCGCGTTCTGCCGCTGCAGAACGCTCTGCACGGCCTTGTCGAGGTAGGCGAGCGGGATGGTCTCGTTCGGCTTCGACTTCCGAGCCTTCTCGATCGCCAGTGCCAGAATCTCCCTGCTGACTCGAGCGTCCGTCGCCCAGGCGCAGACGACGGCGTCGCCCGATGTGGCCTCGATACCGCACTCCCGCAGCAGCGCAGCGATGGCCGCGCCGCGTTTCGATTCCTGAGATCGGTCGTCGTCTCGTGGCCGACCGGCGCCAATTTCGGTTGAGGCTTGAGACGACGATTCAGATTTAGAAGTTAACTGTCCCTGTCCCTGTCCCTCTCCCTGTCCCTTGGAGTGCTTTTCACCGGTGACATCGTCGGTTTGTCCCGGCGACATTAGCGGTTTGTCGCTAGGGACAAATAGTGGCTGTCCAACGGGACAACCCGCTTCCAGCCATGCATCGAATTCGGGAAATGGAACGTTGGCGCCGGGGTGTCGCTCGTTGTGTTTCTTGATGCGCGAGCACTCGGTCTTGAGGCGCTGTCGCAGTTTCGCCAGCCAAGCCTCGTTCGCCTTCTCGGCGACGACAGCGTGGTACAGGCGGCCGTCCGAACACTTCACCCAACCGCGCAGCGCGCCGTCGCGGACCTTGAGCCATTCCTTCACAACGCGGCCGTAGCCGGCGTACTGGGCCAGCACCTTGTCGTCGTCGGGAAGACTCG